TTCTTGGTAATCATCCTGACCATTAAGAAGGATACGTAGCCAACCAAGAGACATATCTTGCTGACGATATCTTTCCTCAACTTCACGAGGTATATAAGTTGCGTTTGGTTCTTCAAAGACGTATTCTGTTTCTTCTCTGGTTTCGTTTTCCCTTGTTTGAGAATTACGTGATTCAGTTCGTGTCATAATTTCTCCTCCACGTTACAGTTTAATTGCTGTGTATTCACCATCGGCATCTTGTACCTTGGCTTTTTCAGCAGCATATTGTTCAAGTGGTATACCCCAGTTTTGTGCTAACCTTACATCTTCTTTGGTCAGTTTTACCTTACCCGGAGTTGGGGTTGAACGTGAAGCCCCGGCTACCACTTGAGCAGGTTGTGACGGTTGTTCCTGCACCGATTTTTGATTGACATCAGAGTTAAACTTATTTGGAAATGTTTCCCTAATTCTGTTGTCAATTTCTTTATAAAATTCTGGATCATCTGGACTAAATCCTTCTGACTTTAATTCTGCATCTAATGCTAATGCAGCAGCAGTCATAACTCTATCTTGACCAAACCAGCTATTTTCTTGTGACCACTCTACAGCTCTTGGATCTGTTATAGTTTGCTGTTGAGGTACTGGTTGCTGCTGCTGTACAGTAGGTTGAGGTGTATTTTCAAACTGAACTTTAGCTGCACTAACAGATTTTATATCTGTCTGAGCCTCGTTTAAAAATTCTTGAGCTTGAAGGATCTTAGTTGCATCTCCTTCATCATGGGCAGACTTATAGGCTGCTCTGGCTAACTCAAGTTTATCAGTAAGCTGCTTTTCATTTGCATCCAGATGCAACTTACTTATATTGGAAAATTCCTGTTCTCTACTGGACAGTTTAGTATTTAATTGTTCATTCTGTTGAATGAGTTTAGTAATATGCTCGTCACGATCTTTACGTTGTTTTATTAATTGACGTATACGTTTCTGAGCACCTTTGGTTTCTATACCATCTAATTCTTTAGGTTCTGATTTTGTCTCGGTATCTGAAGGAGCTTCCGGTTGTGCTACAACCTTCTCTTCCTCTTGTTCCACTTCAAACTCGACTTTAGTTTCCTCTTTGGACGAGGGTGCTTCTACTTCAGCCCATCCTTCTTTCTTAGCCATTTCAATTCCTTTCGTTGCTTACGAAGCATACGGTTTTACGTTAATACTTTATTATACTATAAATAATGGACACATGCAAGTCCTATGATCCCGTTGTTAAATTAAATGTAGGATCTAGATCTTTTGGATGTTCTACTCTACATATTACCTGATCATCAAATAATAGAATAAGTCTTACTGACTTATAGAATAATTTCTGACCAGCATGTTTAGCATAGCATACATAGTCTCCTTCTTGACACCATGCTCCATTTGGAAATTTTCCTTCATCGTCATATGCCAGTTCTCCTAAAGATAGGACTTTGCCTACCGTTGTGAGATATGCCATGTCATCTCTGGTTGAATCAGGTAGCATAATGCCACCTTTTGTCACACCTTTGATACTTATGGGTCTAACTAAAATATGAAAGCCCGGTAGTTCTGGTAGAGGATTGGGATCTTTGACCTCATCCTCTGTAATCCACATATCATTTTTAATGGAATTACCTAAATGTACCTGTTGCATTTACTCCTCTTCATCATACATTCTCTTCTTGAGAATAGTTGTAAAAACTTCACGGCTCCATTCAACACCTTGAATGTGACCTACTAGCTCACGGTAGTGTGAATAACTTTCAGCACCTCCATTAGCCATAATATTTTTTAATCGTAGTAGTTCATTATTATAGTCTTTTACTACTTCATCCCAAATTTCCATTATCTAACTGGCTTGGGATATTTCCATGCAGATGCATCTCGTTCGTTCAATACACCTTTACGTGCTCTGGCACCAACACCACCATCTGCCACAGACTTCTTAGTGGAATCACCATATGCACCACCATCACCGTTGGGTACATGTTCTGGATATCCATTAGTTACACCCTTAACATCGTTAGGGTAATGTACTCCTCCATACTTAGGCATCTTATTCTCCTTTCCTATTTAATTGTTGCATTTCTAATTCGGCTAATTTAAGATCTTTATCTTTTTCTATATCAGCAGCTTTCTCAAGCATTTTACCCTTTAACTGTTTTTCAGCTATCTGGTTCTTCTGCTCTTCTAAATTCATCTTGGTCATTAGTTCAAGTGTCTTTAATGTTTCCTTACTTGATCTATCCAGTTCTGACTTCTCTTTCTTCAGCAAAGCAGACTGTCCTTCAGCAGCAGCTTCCTGCATAAGTTTCAACTGTTCCAGTTTAAGTTTCTGTACATCCAAGGCAGCTTCTGCCGTATTACTGGCAGCATCCATTTGTAGTTTCTGTTGTTGCATTTCAACCTTCTTCTGTTCCAAGGCTACTAATTGTTGTTCAGGTGATTGAGCTATACCCATTGCCTGATTAGCATTCAGTACCTGTTGAGCAGCTTGAGCCATAATAGCCTCGGCTACTTCCGGTTTCTGAGGACCAACCTGTTGCATACCCATTTGTGTTACACCTGTTATCTGTTCCTGATATTTTAAAACCATATGTTCTTGTATATTAGATTCCAATACAGGTTTGATACGTTGCATAAGAGGACTTGCTCCATTCATAGGATCTTGTAAGTAAGCCATCTTTACCTGTATATGTGCATCATGGTTCTGACCGGGGAATGCTCCAATTGGTACACCCTTAACAGCAGCCATAATATCTGATACAGGATCAAGAGGTTTTGGTTTTTGCTTTGCTGGTAGTATCTCTTCCATATTCGGCATATTGGCTGCATTTAAAATTGTTCTGTTTAATGCTTCCAAGTTAAACATGCCGGGAGGTGACTGCTGTGCCATTTGCATAGCCATTTGTGCAATCATAAGACGGTGAGCATTGGATGGAATATTTGGATCACTGACGGGGATCACATCCACTCTTCCATCGAAGTCGGCTTTGAATATATTCCGACTTTCGTATGGCACATCATAGGGATAATCATTGGGTAGATAATCGTAGTCTATCCTAGCCAAGATCCTAAATTCATCTCTCTGGGATTTATGCAATCGTTTATGAATTGCAGAGAAGAATTTACTGGATGCTTCCAGTAGTGCCATAGTTGTACCTACAGGGCCATAAGAAGATGCTTCCGATACAACTTGTTCTGTACTGTCGGCAAACTTCTGACCTGCTGCTGTTATAAAACCTAACATCTGGAACAAGGTCGAGGAAGGCTCTTTGTACGGGAGAGGAACGATAGCCTTTGCCAAGTCCATACCTGTAGATTCAACTTCTTTAAACTCACCGGGGCTAATAGGATCATTGTCACCAACCATCCTAACACCTTTTGCCTTAAAGCCTCCCGGCAGGTTAGCAAATTGACCTGCATCAATGAGACTTCTCATTGCTGCTGTAGCACTCATGGTTAGATTACCAAGGAAGTGCATGAGGCCAAAACCGTAGAAACCAAAACCCGGTACGAATCTATAATGAACAAAGTGATTTATCTTTTCTTTATTCTTATTATCGGCTTGATAGTTTCTACGAATACATAAAACATTTCTGGATTGTTCTTCTATTGTTACAATGTAGGGAAGTGCTATTCCCTCTTCTGCATTAGCTTCATCTATTTCCAAATAACAATGCTGTTCCAATAGTACATACTGTGGATCTGTATCCGTTGAAGGAGAGAACCCTAGTATAGTATCCATCTTAGATGCAATAGAAGTTGGTTGTGGATTAGTAGCCATTGGTAATTCCGTATTGGAATATATACCAGACCGAATATCTTTTGCCATATCAATAGGACTACGATAGATTACATGTGTGTATCTATCTGCTTTACGTAAGTTACTGGCATAGTAAGATACGTAGAATTGATCAATGGGTACAAATTCTGATACGGGTCGTTTCAGATTTGCATCGTAATATACTTTCTTGAATGCGGAGCCTATTAGTGGAAGATGGAAGAGCATCTTTTCAAATTCGTCAAAGTACTCTGGCATCTGCTCTGTAAGCTGATAGTTCATAAAGTTCTTGACACGGTTGGCTTGCATCTCCCTGTCAGGAGTAGACTTGCCAAGTATCTGTGTCTTAATCGGACCTGCCGATGGAAATAGTTCCTGTGATGCTTTACTCTGGAACTTGACTGCTGACTCTACGAGTAAGGGATGCACTGCACTACAGGCACCTTCAAATGGTTCAGATGAATCTTGTATCTTTAGACCAAGCAGGTCAAAGCCACGTTCAAACATAGACTCCCATTCCTGTCGAGAGTTCTTGTCTGCATCGTAGTTGTTATATACTGTATTGGCTATTTCTCCTAATGTCTCATCGTCCAGTGTCTCAGCCAGATTTGCATACCACTCCTGCACTGGAGCTTCTGCTATCATT